CCTTCTGCTGCACCAGGTGGCACATTGTTATTATCTGGTTGTTCACCAGACAAATCGGTTATAAAATTCTGTACTGCTTCAGCTTCATCGGCTCCACCATATCTTTTAATAGCATAATTCTTAACTATTGAGACAGGTAAAACTACATTTTCTTCATTTGATCCTGCTTGATCTAGCAAAGGACTAATTTCAGGAGCAACTTTTTTTAAAACATTTACAACAGATGGTGATAGAACTGTTTTTAAAATAATTTTATCTTCATCCGTTAAATTATTTATTTTACTTTCTAAATTTTGATCTTCAACTGGAGCAGGTTTCTCAGCCATTGCTTTAGGCTGTGCTTGTGCTGAAGCTGGTGGTGTTAAATTACTCATATCAGGTGCCTTAGGCATCTTTGGTGACCCACCCATTAAACCTGTTGTTGTGACTTTTTGATCTGGTCCTATAGCCATGATTTAATTTTTCCTGTTATATAACATATTGGTTCAGTAATTAATCTTACTAATCTCCCTGTAAAAGAAAAAGAAGTTCCAAACATAATATGTTTAAGATCTTTTGTTCTAGCAATAGCACAATATTTACCTATTGCAGTTAAAATTTTTGATTTTTTCATTCCTTTAACAAAAGGTTTAAATAAAAAATGATAACCTTCTTGGTGTTCAATAGTTAAATATTTTTTCTGGAAGACATACCATAATTGCATTGTTTTTTTCCAATCTTCCAATTGAGTTTGTTGGTACATTTGGGTACAAATAATACCTTTACCTCCATTGCCGCCATTGCCGCCTCCGCCTTTATTATGAACAATATATTTATCTGCTACATATGAATTATCATTTGAAACATTAAAGTTATATAAAGGCATTTTAGGATCATTCATTTCTTTTGATTTAATATCTGTAATTTCAATTGGTTCATCTTCTGTTATAACTTTATCACCAATTTTTAATTCACCTTTTAATTGTTCATATAATTCTGTGCCATCACGTTCTTTTGTTTTTTCTGGTTTAATTGATTTCCAACCTTCTTCAGTCATAAATGGGTGTTCCGATGTAAAGAAATAATGTTCAGTATTATTAAATGAATATAATTTTCTAGTATCTAGTAAAGTTGGATCTAATTTAATAACTGTATTATCTTCTTTATATCCTTTTACTTTATCACCTACTATAATGTTTTCAATATTTTTAAGTGTGCCATCAGACATAGTAATTTTAGTACCTGCTATAAAACAACTACCCATTCCAGTTTGTCCTTGTGAAGTATCTTTAGCTGCAGCTTCTTGTTTAGATTTACTAACAGATTCTCTATAATCGTCTTGTTGATCTTTCATATTTTGAGTATCATCATAAAACTTATCACCAGGTCCATAACCTTTTCTTGAAATTGTTTCTTCTCTTGTTGCAATTCTACTTTCACCTGCTGTTTCTAAATTACCTCTAAGGGAAACTCTATTCATACCTGCGTATAAATCAGTTGTAGGATTTCCAGAAATTCTACCACCTTCTCTATCTGCATTAAAATATTGTTTATCGTGTTTGTTCTGTGGGGTTTCTTTTACAGCCCCCATAAGCATTGTTGCACCAGATACAAACGGACCCCCAACAATTCCTACTGCAGTTCTTAAAAATTTTGTTCCTGTATTAATTTTTTGCATAGCATATTGATACGTATCTTTAACTTTCTGCGGAATAATTTTTTGTATAAATCCTTTATCAACAGGTTTAGTACCTTCTTTCACGCCTGTCTCACCTCTCATTATTGCATCTTGATAAGGTGATATTTTTTGTGGTCCGAATTGTTGTTCAGGAGGGAATCTCTCAACTTTTTTAATTTTGTCTGCTGCTGCTCTTTTTGCTAATATTTCATCAACATTTTGTCTACCAACTTGGGTTACTTCTTTAGGCTTTGCAGTCATTGCCTCTGTACTCCAACCTCTTGTGTCAGCATCTTCTGCCCATTTAGGAATAGGTTTTTTCATTGGAGTATCTATTCCAGAAGGTCTAGTAGTAGAATATTCTGGTCTAGTATAAGCTTTATCCTGTGTCATACGCTTTCTTGCTTCTGCATATGTTATAGGTGCAATAGTTTCATCCCTATCTTTATCTTCTTTACGCATTGTTATATATTTAGAAGCTTCATCTTCATCTTTATCATAATAAAAGGGTGTTACATCACCAAATGCTTGAGTTGTTTGAGCACTTAATGCAGCAATATCTTTTTTAGAAGTATCAGCTGCAGTAGTTGCAGCAGCTCCCGTTTTTAATTCAGGTAAATCTAATTTATTAATACCTTTAAACCCAACAGAGTTAAGTGTATATCGACCCTGTGCATCTTGAGAGAACTCATAAGTTCCCCCACCTGTTCTTGATGTATCCCAAGTTTTTGCCATTATTTATTTTCCTTACTGCGTTTCAGTGCTTCGGGGAGGTTTAGTAGCTTGCGAACTAAAGCCAGCTTCCCCTGGCAGCGGAACAGATCCCGTTCCAATGTTGCCACCTCCAGCTCCTGTAGCGTCTGTTGGCGAAGCTCCTGGAGGTACCCCTCCCATATTTGCCATTGGGCCTTGTTGTCCACGATTGCCTGTATTTTGTTGATTTCCATTTGCCATCCCCATTATATGTGCGTATATAGCTGCTTTCTCTGGATCATTAATTAATTGATCTGGATCAATATCCAAAGATTTTGCAACTTCTTTTAAACATGTATGCCATTTAACAAACGGTGCTAATGAAGGATTAGAAGCTGTCTGCATAAATGTCATAAGTCTTTGTGATCTTACTTCTTTCTGCATTAAGGACGATGTCCCTTGTGCTTTGATATCTATATCACCTTTTATTTCTGGTCTATCAATATTAAATTGCATATTCCAATGAAATAAAGCTTGTCCTAGGGGTTTGAGTAAATAGTCGTCAATATTTTTAATAACTGTTTTAATACTTAAAGCTGCAGCTCCCATTAACATTGACATACCTGCTGCAGTTCTTGTTGTTGATTGTACTCCTGTTGTACCATGTGAGTAGGAAGGAATACCTGTTGCTTCATCTGCTAATTGTCTAAAGCGATCAAACATCATTAAATTCTCTTGTGATGTATTTGGAAACTTAACACCATGAATAGCAGCTCCTGGTTGTCCACTTTGTCTTCTAAATATTTTTCCAGGAAATACTTTCATATCCTGTCCTGGTACCAGTAAAGTTTCGTCTACATCAAATATTAAATTTCCTGATAGTGCCAAGTTATCAATTGCCATTCTTGCATGGCCATTCATAACCTGTTGTGAATCTTGCATATTTTCTGGAATTCCTATTCCAAAAAATTGATAAGGGTTTGACTCATATGGACAAACCATATAAGGAATTCTTCTTGGTGAAAAAGGATTTTCAACTAATCTTAAAACTTTATTTCCACAAATCCATGCATTAACAGAAATAACATCAAGCTCATCATTAAATTCAAAATCTAATTGTTTAGCTATATCTTTAGTTATAACTCCCCAGTATTCTAATACTTCAAATCTATTTTTATAAATCTGTGTAACATTTTCTTTATCATATAAAGAAGATTCAAATCCTCTTGTCTGATAGTTAGGACCCATTTCTAAACATGTACGAATAGCATCTGCTTTAAATAAAGGTTTCTTTGCAAGATCTGCAAACTGTTCCCTGTTAAATGAATGTCTTTGAATAACATATTCAGAATCATTCATGTTTGTTGAATTTGGATCTGGATAAAAATTCCAACATGATACAGCTTCAATTAATGGAACTACTTTTGATTTTTCCATCATTGCTGATGCTCCTGTATCAGGATCATTGCTAAATGCATAACTCGTTTTATCAGAAGTAAAAGGTCCTTTTAAAATTCCTGTACCTAATAAAGACATTTCAAAGAAAACATGCCGTAGAACTTTAATTGCTTCACTTTCATCTAACTGATCATGAATCAATTTTTGCATTTGACCTGCTGCTATATTTGCAGGTTCTATTTGTGGCATTGATTTTAAATCTGGAGCTGGTCCTTCTTCAAATCCTAGTTCTCTATATTTCTGTGCCAAATCTGTCATTAAAGATTCAGCGGTAGCTCCTTTCGGTAAACCTGTACCATCACCAGCAAATCCATAAGGGCTTTCAGATGCAGCTCCGTTAGTTTGTTGGGGAGGTTGTTGTGGAGGTTGTTGAGGCTGTCCTGGTTGATTCATTTTTGCAATATAAGCATACTCATCAACTCCCTCTGGAACAGATGTTGGTTGTATTCCAATTGGAAACTTTCCACTAGAAAATAAAACTTCTATGATCTGTCCAAAAGCTGCTAATACTTTTGTTTTAGTAATCTTAACAAATACTTTTGAATTTTCATTAGCTCTAAAAGCCATTTCAGGACCATAGATTCCTCTGTAATTTCGATAAGCAGTCAACCATCGCTTCTCATCGTAAATTCTAGAAGTTTCCGCTTGTTGGAATTTAGCTCTAATAAACCCAACAAATGGATCTAAATTTTCAGTATCAATATCAGCCATTATCTTAAATTTTCTAAATCCGACAGTGTTACGTTTTGTCCACCTTTTTGTTTTTTAATTTCATTTAAAATTTCTTCAGTGGATTTTGTCTCTATACCTGCAGTCCTATCCATTTCCTGTTTTTTAACAGCTAGAATAGCAGAGTTATATGCAGTAGATCCTCTTTCAAGTTCTGCGACCTGCATAGATGCTGGTTTTACAACATCTTTAGCTTTATACTTATCCATGGTAGTGAACTTTTGGTGTTCATTACCAATGGTCTTATCAGGTCTATAAACCATGACTAGTAATCTCTTTGTTCAGCTTTTGTAAAAATAGATTTATCAACCATGTTGACTCTTTTTTTTGTTCCTTCTTCTTTTCCTAAGTCACCCTGTTTGATTTTTCTATTGGAATCCATTTCCAATCCTTCACGATAAAGTTTTCCATCAGGAACATTAGAAAGGTCTCCCTTTTTAATTTTTCCTTTATAGATTTCATTATCTGCAGGATATTTGTATCCATACGGCATAATTGTTCTCCTTATTATTTATTGATTTGTGTAGTCTTTCTTTTTCTTTTTTATCCAGAACTTTTTTTTAGCTTTCATATGAGCAGTAGCTTCTGTAGGACTATATTCTTTTGGTTTTTTTTTAATCCAACTACTAAACTCTTTTGCTTTTGGAAGTGTAATTTTTTCTTCCTTCTTGTCAGATTTTTTAGTAATATATTTAGTAGCCATTAGTAACTTCCTTTATCAGCTTTTTGCAATAAAGAATTTTGAACATGTTCTGATCCTGATTTAGTAACATATTCCCCACCTTTATACAAAGAACCTTCTTCAGATGCTAAGTAATTCTTGGACTTGCCTTTACGAGGTGCATGTTTATTAAAGTCGATATTAGTTGCTTCCTGATTTGGCTGTTTGCCATCAGGTGCTGAACCAAGATCTCCTTGCTTAACTTTAGTATTTGGATCAAATTTAGTTTCCATTAGTATTCTCCTTCATCAAGATCAGACTCTTCAGTTAAATCTTCAAGTTCCATTAATAAGTCTTCTTCCTTTTCATGCAACTCTCGAATATCCTCAATGACATCTGATACTGTTCTTGTTTTCTTTTTTCTTGCCATGGGTTTCTCCAGTTTTATAGTTTTATTTTTTTTATTGATAGTATATTTTTAGTTGGGATTGTTGTATAGGATCCCCCCTGTTTAATTTCTTTAGTTTCTTCAAAACTTAAATCCGCCATAATAACTGTTGTGGTATTATTTTTTTCCATCAACCACCCGACACTGCTGCAAACAGCTGTTTTAGATTTTTTTATTTCTAAAATATATGACCATTCAGAGCATGATACTATATCTTCCCATGTTATTAAAACAAGATCATAGGGAAAATTTTTATGGTTAATTTCAGGAAGTTTCTTTATTCGTTTTTTTGACACTTTTATTAATACCCAAATATTCTATCCACAGGTTGAAATTGAGGTCTAGGTGTTTTATTAAACCTAGCTGCATATTCTGTATGCAACGGTCTACTCATACATCCATACCGTAATGCATCATAAGCATGGTCTTCTGCATTTGTATCAATATCCTCTGGATTACTTTCATCAAGGGGTAAAAGGGGTAGTGTCCTAATTAAATTTCTACATGTTGAAAAAACTCTAAGTCCTGGATCTTTCTTTGGAGTGTCAGCCAATTTTAATCTTTTATGAATTTCCAGTTTTCCGCTTACACGACTTCTTGGTGTCCGATCAGAAGGTCTCCATTTACAACCTACCTGAATCATTGTCTCTGCAATACTCGGTCCGATATCACCACGTTTTGCCCAGGTACTAGCATCAAGTACTCCGTATCGAATATATTCCTTTTGTTCCAGTTGTAAAATCTTTCTGGCAAATACATCCGCTGTTAATTTCTTTGTGTAAAACTCCCTATAAATCCAAAGATTATTATCATAATCAATAGCAAACCATAAGCAACAAGCAGGAGAAGCATAACCCCAGTCTGCAGCACGAAATTTCTGCCAACCTCTAGGAACTTCAAAAGGATCGACCACGTGGACATCTTTGCTAAATTCTGGAAATGATGAATCTTCAAATGCATCCCAGTCTCCTTCTAAAAATTGTTTACGCTGTACATCTGGTAAGGAAGACAGCATGGCATAGTAATCCTCTGTTTGCATCAGATAAGGATTATCTTGCAATTTCGCAGGAATAAATCTTCGAGTAATATATTTTACTCCTGTAGGTGTTTTAATATCAATATTAAATGCAGTGTTAGGTGTAATAGGGTCTACAAACATTTCACGAACCCAATGTGAACCTACGTTTCCTGGATTTCCTGTAGATCTCATGTATACAGGTATATTAGGATCAACTGAACGTAATGATGATCTTAAAAAATTATATATATCTGGCGAAGGATATTGTGGTAGTTCGTCTACGCCTATCCATGTGTAAGATTGCCCTTGGTAACGTAAAGCGTCTGTCATGTTCTCTGCGTACCCGAACTCTATCTTTGCTCCTGAAGGGAATCTCCACTCTTTTTCTTGCTCTCTCCATTTAGCTCCTGGAAATGCTCTGTTATATAATCGTTGAGAATGAGTAATCAAATCTCTCAACTCAGGCATTGTCCTTCTTAATAGAAGTGCTCGATGATGTGTCTTGTGGCAATAACGTAGAGGATCTACTAACATTGCGTAGGACTTGCCTCCACCTCTTGCTCCCCCATAAAAAACTTCTCTTTCGGAAGCTGCAAGGAAATCTGTCTGTGGGCCTGTATTAGGTTTAAAGACAACTTCCTGCTGATTTATGTGCTCCTTTATATTCTTAGGAGCTTCATCGATCACATCCTGGGTTATGAGTTGCTGGTCTTTTCCGTCCAGTGCCGTGTTAACCTTTTTTAATTTCTGTTTAACATGTTCGGCATGTTGTTTTGCTGAACGAAGTGATTGTTCTGCCTTTGCAACTTTCTTTCGTGTTCTTGCTAAAACTAGTTTAGCTGACTCTTTGGCTTTCCTCTTGATTATTTTCTTTGGTTTCGGAGGTGCTATCTCGCTTAACTCTTTTTCTAAGTCCGACATAGGATATATATCTTCCTGTTTTTCTCTTTAACCATATTGCCACTTCTCGGTATGAACACGTCTTTAAATAATTCTTTGCTTCTTCTAAAGCTTTTAATTCTGATTCTATTGGAATCAGGTAATCCCCTGTGTCGTCAGTCTTGTAGCCAAAGGGGATTGTTCTGGCTTTTCTTTTAATCACTTTAACTTGTTAGTATGGGAAGTTTATAAACCTTTTTTTCTTTTTGCCTTTTTTTAAGTTTCTCTAATAACTCTTTATCTTTTGGAGTAAATTTTTCTCCACCATATTCTTCATAAGCTTTTTTCTTTTGTAAAGTTCGATACTGTAATAAAGCAGCACCTTTTAATATTGCAACCTTTTTATTATCTTCAATTGATGATTTTTTATTTCTAGGATGTGCGTTTGCGTAAGTTTTTGCCATAGTTAGTCCTTAATAGGGGTAACAATTGAATCTTCTGGTGTTTCTTTTGCAGGTAGTATAAATATACCGTGCATTGCTTTCATATTGATATCGATCTGATCTTTCTTAACAATACCAATTCTGTCTAGGATTTGTTTAGCTGCTTCTATTCTAATATTAGCATGAGGAGTTGTGCCATCTTCGTCTAGCATATCTACCATTTTGGTTGCAGCTTTAGCTGAATGAACAGCAAGATAGTTCTCTGCTCTAGAGACAATCTCCTGTTTCAAGTTACGTAATACTTTAGGATACGAATGATCTGAGTATCCTGCTAGCTCTCCAGCCTTTTTCGGGTCGCCTCTTGCTGTCCCGAACAATGCGTCTAGAAACTTTTCCTGTATATCGGTCAAGCTTCTTTTTTGAGTCGGCAGAATAGTAGAATCCATGCTTTGCATTTACAATCTCCATTAGTTCCTTAAAGGGGAGCTTATTGGAATTTAACTGATTCAAATTAAGATTTACGGGCTTTCATTTTTTTAGCGAATTCCTTTAAAGTCTTGGATTCACCAAAAGTCTTAAGCCAGCTTTTCTTTCTTTTAGCTTGGGGATTTTTTAATCTTTTTGCTTCTCTGTCGAATTTTTCTTTTTCTGCAACGCCTGTTTCTAATTCAGCTTTAGTTTGAGTTGTATACTTTTTATTGTTCCACGTGAAAGCTTTCTTACCAGCTTTCTTAGCATTTTTAAAAGCATCTCCAAATTTCCAAGTATAAGCTTTATCAGAAGTTAAAGCTTTCTTAGCTTTAGCTTGAGTATCAGAAAAATTTGTAAGATATTTCTTTTTCCTTTTGCCTCTTACCCCTTCCCATTTGAACGTACCTTCCTCATCTCTAAGAACATTTGATTTCTTAGCTTGATTCGATTTGGTGTAGTTCTTTTTTTTATCAGCTATATTTCTATATGACATTTATTTTCCTCGTTGATTACAATTGTTTTTAGTCTGTTAGATTGGGGAACCCCTAGGGAATTCCCTAAAATAAGTGCAGATTAGTGATGACCTCTTGTGCATGTAATATGCGAAGTGTTCGTGTGTGTCCTTTTAATGTGCACCTGATTCTATTATACACACGATTTACACTTTTGTCAAGCTATATTTTAAGAAATATTAAATTATTTTAAAATAATACTTGACAGAATGCTAAAACAGGTGTATAATATACCTATAGGTATGACGGGGGGGTTTATATATATAACATAGCTAAATATACAACTACCCCCCAGGGATATAGTCGGGAGATATACAGAATATAACCCTGAAATATAGCCCACAGTATGGTTTACAGGGGTTTTAGGGATTTTCTGGTGTAGTTATATATCATATGCGTGCACGGGGGGGTGGTCGTGGCATACCCGTCAAGTAAAAACCCAAAAACCCCACAAGTAAAAAATAAATTTCACTTGAATATAGTTTAATGAATACCCCAAAATACTTTGGGGTTTAATTGGGTTACACTTTGGCAAGTTATAGGTGTTACAAAATTTTGTAACTATCAACCCCCTGTAAATCATTTAATAAAATTTAATAACACGCAAAAAAAAACCCCCGCCAAACTTTTAAGAATAGCGGGGGTGTTACTTGTTTTATTATTAAAGTGTTTAATGTTCCATGTTCTATTATTTATTGTTGTTATTAATTAATTAAACATTTTTTAATTGTTTAATTAATTGTTCACTTGTATCAGCTTGTAAGTATTTGACTTTTGTTCCATCAAATTTTACAGCTTGATACATATTTATTTTAACTGAATCATTCTCAAAAGATTTAATATAATCTTTAAAATCTTTGAAAGTTCCTTCATCAGTCATATTTATTAATGTATTTAATAATATTTCATACTTGTTAGAATTAGTTGCAACATCTAACAAATTATAAATACATTCTTTTGTTGCTTCTACTTGTTCCTCTACTTGCGTCTCAGCATAAAAGTTATTCCCAGCTTCAATAAATGTATTAATTGCATTTAATTTATTTAACAATGGAACATCACTTTCAGCTTTTTCAACACTCAATAATATAAATTTTGCAATATCATTAAACAATTCAAAGCTTATATAGTCTGTGTCTTTACCATCTTTGTTAAACTTTGAATTAAAATAATCTGTTGAAGATATATCATTGGAAGCATTTTTCGGTTTCTTAACATATCTATACAGCTTCTTAAAATTAAAGTTTATCATTTTAGGTTTACGCCCTGTTGGCTTATTAAAGCAATTATTATCTTTATCTATAATAATTACATCATGTACTAAATTTAGAACAATACTCGGTGTTGTATCTCGTAAAGCCCTAAAATATAGAGGGTTGTCACGCTGAATTGTATCAGCATTTTTACCCATTAAAAATACTAACACGCTGTTAGTAAATTTAAGCATGTGAGAATTTTTTAAATCAAATTCTTTTAATGATTTAAAATTAGTACCATCATACATTTTGTTTAAAGGTAGAATTTCTTTTAAATCTACACTAAAATTTTTAATGATATGCAAGTTACTATTCTCATTATCAATTAAATTAGTTTCAACCTTTGTAATTATCTTATCAGTTTCATCTAATTTTTTCTTATGAACATCACTTAAACTTTTTGTTAGTTTTTGATGTTGTTCAGCGTCAATCTTTTGTTGTATTTCTTTTAACGCTTTTGTATCAACCTTTACTACTTTTGCTCTATCTTTTGCATACTTAAAAGTATCGGCTGAAACTTTTGTTATTTTTACCATTTTAACTTTCCGAACATGGAACATAAAACACTTTAAAATTTTTTGTAATAGTCACTCTATTACTAGGTATTATTTATGCTGTAATGCTAACAGCTAAAAAGTTAAAACGAGATTTTAAACTTACTTAATTCTACTAGCTAAAAAGTAGCACTAAATTATTCAGTTAAAAACCTATAACATAGTAATTTATTTAAATTTATACAAAAGCTAAATCAAACTCGTATATTCAATATCGCATTTTGAATAACTTAAGTCAAATTAATATCAAAAATAATTTATATATATATAGAGTATATTTTAATTATAGAACATTAACCGAACAAACATAGAACACTTGACAATCTTTACAACTTATGCTAGTATTAAGAACAATACAAGAACAATTAGAGAACATCTTTCGGTGTCCGAATAATGTTCTCATTTTGTTTATTAAAAAATAAACAGGATAAATAAAAATGAAAAAAATAATTAATTCTATTGAGTGTTGGTATTTATATTTAAAAATAAGATTTTATTTATATCCAATACTTAAAAAATACGAAGAAGAAGATAACGAAGAATATATTAAGACAATAAGATATAGATGATTAAATTTATTATCAATTTATTTAAAAAGAAAAAATCTAAATATTATTTTGAAATATTAAAGGTAAAACCAAAGATAAAAAATGATTAAGTATTTTTTAACTATAATTGGCATTGGTATTTTTATATTCATTCTATTGTATTGGTTTGCCTATACCATAGGGCTATAACAAGCCGATAAATCCTACAAAAAAGATGGGCAATCTCATTTGACATAAGGTTATCTACTTGGTAGCATATACCTATAACTAAACGAAAGGAGAAAGTTATGGGAAAAGGCGAAAGAGTTACATTAGTAAGTATGATGTTACTTTGTGCATTTGTCTTTGTGCTAGGTATATTCATATGACAAATGACACATCATGAATGATAAGAACTAACCCCTGTCAGCAGAAATGTTGGCAGGGGTTTTTTTATGCTTGACTTAAAGATACATCTATGGTACATTAAGGATAGTAGAAGTTTAATCAAAAAACAAGGGAGTAATCAAATGCACATCAAAGATATAGAACGCATACAACAGGAAGTTCATACAGCTAATCACAACAAGATGCATGAGAAACAAAAGCAATCCAAAGAACTTGAAGAACAAAAGAAGTTAGGGTACGAGGTAGGGAGATTGCGAGTGAAACATGATAACGATTTATGGAATCAGGAACTAGAAAAGATTAAGAAAAACTTAAAGAATTTATAAATAAAAAACAGAATTATCTTGCGTGGGTTTAGAATCTCCCATTCCACATGGGAACTCCCTTTAATTTCCCACGCAAGATAATAGCTGAACTCTACTGATGTGAAAGTATGTATAAACGATTGGTAGAGTTTGGCTTAATTTAATTTAACTTAAAGGAATTTATGCAATGGACAGAATCTAAAACAGAACAGTTAAAAGAACTATGGGAACAGGGCAGTATAGCTACCGAGATTGCCAAAGAACTTGGTACTTCAAGATGTTCAGTACTTGGAAAAGCAAACCGACTTAATCTTACACCAAGAAAACGTGGTTGTTCGTCAGGAACTAGGCAACCTAGTGCTACCCCTAAACCTAAAGAGATACCCTTATACACA